CTCAAAGAACGAATCATCCTCACGTATCGCTTTGGTAAGAGCCGTGATATCATCGGACTTAACACCGTACTTTCCCGCAAGCAGACCGACAAGATCATTGGTATCAGTCTTGTATTTTTCAAGTGTACGCATATCGCGCGTACGCCTGTCAACAATACTTTTTACACGCTTGTTGAAAGCATCCTTGAACTCTCCTTTTATAAGAGCATCAAAGTCCTCATCACTACCTACCACAGCCTTTTCTTTGTTCGTATTGCGAACTTCGTTCCCGGCGATGGAACCGCCATTATCCCCGGAAGCTGTATCTTTTACCATACCCTGCGCATCGGTATCGGCATCCGCATTCTGCTTTCCGTAGATAACATTGCTGAGATCCTTTGCATTTCGCTCCGATCCCGCAACTTTGCTACTGCCATTTTCCGAGCCGGCGGCACTCGATGTTACGCCCGAACCCGCTCCGCCTTCATCAAAAAGCGAAAGCAAAGGTATGAACTTGTATCTATTCATACACAGTCCCTTTCAAAAGTTTATTTTACGAGGTCTTTCCCTCGAGTAAGTTCGCAGAGCGAACTTGTCAAGTTTTCTTCGAAAACTTGCGTATTGCTGCTCCGCAAAAACATTTTACTATAAATAAAGATTCAATGCGACATACGGTCTCAAGTTTCAACAACACATACATTGTCCGGATACGCACCCGCCAACATCATAAACGAACAAAGACAATACTCGAAAGCAAGCCCCGTTTTTATTCCTCCACGACAAGATATATGCCCGAACCCCGTCACAGGATCATACTCAACCAAAGGCTCAGAACCTATCGCATCAAGGTAATTTGCCAACGAAAAGAATTGCCCCGATAACGCCGCACAAACAATGTCATTACCCGGATTAAATCCCGCATGACCTTCCATCCGAAGATCAAACTTGCCCACAAACATCCCTCTCGAAAACTTATAAGAAATCTTCGTCATAGCTCTATCCCTTTTTCAACAATTTTGCATTTTGCACTTTACATTTTGCATTGCACGCAAAGCGCGCTCACACTTCAGTAGTCTTCGCCGTCATCTCCCGTGCCTTCTCCACATACCTGTTTTCCGGCACAGGATCAAGATTCACACCCTTTTCCGCCGACACAGGAGCCGAAGGCATCATCCCGGGCGTCGCATTCCCGACAAGAGCCTGCACCTGCTGCATCAACGCCATCCCGAACTCACCGCCGACAGAATTTGCAGCATTGACACACAGCTGAACCATCTGCATCATCTTATCCTGCAACGTCGCATTCTTTGACAGCGTGTCAACAAGCTTCTCCTTACCGTCAAAGGTCATCAGTTCCAACATCGGAAGCGTCATGTCAACCCTCGCAGGATCAAATACACCCAGATTCAAAAGGCTTACCGCAAGCTCATTCTGTGCATTCCTCTGATAAGAATTCTGCTTCTCGGCACTTATCTTAATGTCAAATACAGGCTCTCTCGAATACATCCGACCGTCAGCTCCCATGCTCTCGGAAAGACGTATATTCGAATTGTCATAGGAAATAAACTCCTCCTTGCCGCTTCCGGTTATTCTGAAGCTCCTTGTCTCATCATAGAATTGACGTATAAGCTCCAACACCATGTAGCAAATATTGCTGTAAGCCCTGTACGAACTCTTTACCATGTCACGGGATAGCTTTCCCGCCGCCTCCTGCAACGCCGCAATGCCGGAAGTGGTGGTGACGGAGCCTCCCATTCCCTGCGCATAAGACGTGTTACCGCTTGTCTCCTTCAGCTCGTCTATCTTATATTGCAATACCGAAAGAACAGCACCCGGAAGCGGCGCAACATCCAACTGACGCACGTGAGCCTCATCAAGACTTCCCTCAACCTCAATCATCTGATTGGTAAAATCAAGGAACACCTCCTTGTTTATCGCACTGTCCTTCTTCACAAGCCACCTGGGTGTCGCCGACATCATCGTGTTGTCAAGCATCGCACGATTGATCTTGTCAATGTACATCTGAGGATTCTTCGCAAGATCCACATACCCGAATCCGCAAGGGCTGTCCTCGTTGGGGAACAGCACATCAAACACAAAGGGATACATACCGTGATCATAGTACCCACGCTCCGCATAATTCGGATCATTCTCCGAAGCATACAGAACCGTCTCCCCGACAAACTTGCAATAATGCACAACCTCACGGCTTCCGACTACCTTCTTGTAGTACCAGTCAATAACAACACTCTTCCCGCTGTTGTCAATACTCTCATCGTGCCGATACTCCGCAAGATCAAAGCCCAAAGCACCACCGCCAAGCTTCCCCTCAAGCTTCGGATAACGACTTTTCAGCACATCTTCGTCATACACTTCCACCGAAAAAAGATTCCTCGACTTCTGCACATCACGTATACCCGGCTCCCAGAAGAGATTCAGCAGCTCCACTCGACGCACATCAATGTCTCCCAATCCCTTCTCAAGACTGTTCTCCCAAAATACTCCGTAAACGCACGCACCGTTCTTCAGCTTGTACCAGCTGTTGTCACTGTACACCTGCTCAAACTCACGCCTCTCAAGAATAACAGGTATGATCGCCGATAACGTCCTCGCATCAGGTCTGTCACCTTCCTCTCTCGGCAACACATTCGGACACGGAGAGTTGTCCATACAATCCGCGTGCTTGTTGATAATAACATTGAAAAGCCACGCCGATGAAGGCTCCGGAGACACATCATCCTTCTTCCTCAGAAATTCCCACTGCCTCATCTTGAACCAACGCTCATTCTCGATAATATGCTTCTCAAGATTCACCTTGCCCGCCTTATACTTCGTCAGCACCTCGTAAGCCTTCTTAACCTCTTCGGATCCGATCTTCACCGAAGCACTCTCTACCTCTTTAACTCCAAATTCCATATTAACCCCCGAAAATTCTTAATTCAAATAATATACCCATACCTATCCAACCTCGGTTCCTTCTTCATAAGATCCAGAGGATCCTCCGCTATCTTAGGTCCGATATTGTCCGCACTCCTTCTTGCCGCAATAGGCCGCGCCATGCAAACATACCTCCACTCGTCATAAATATGATCCTCGGTATCGGTATCAATGTCCTCAACGTGCTTCTCACTGTAAACAAGATTCGGAACGGTACGAATAAACCCACGGCACGTATCAAACACATAAAACATCGGAATACCCTTTTCATCAAAGGCAAGACGATAGTGACATTGCATCTTACCGGCAAGTCTCGTGTTGTCTCCCGGCTCAAAATATACCCCCTGCCGTGCCATCATCGCCGCTATACTCTCACCCCTGGACTCGTCAAATATAGACGGATCGCATATCCCGAATATGTGCCTGCCCTTGAGATTTATATCTGTATTCTCTATCTCACGGATCTTGCGTGCTATCTCATCGGGATTCAGCTTCACACCCTCATTCGGCGTATTTGTACATCCGTAATACTCACGAATGCGATAAATCCTGCCGTCATAATCAACAGCATACCATCCCACCGAAAAGGGCTTCGCATATCCGAAGTCAAAGCCACGGTATATCCTCCAGTCCTTCGGAACCTCAAAAGGCACGATAACATGACTCCATTTCCTTGTCCTGTACCCCTCCGGATTGTTTCGCCATTCCGAGAATACCTGCCCGGAAAAGCTCTCCCAGTCTCCGTACATAAGTGCCTTCCTCTCAGCCTCCGGCAAAAGAGCAAGATTCGCAACATAATTCGGATCATTTGAAAGCAACGCCTTGTTATCAAAGACGTTAGCCGGAACAAAACACCTCGTCCTCTCAATCTCCCGCATTCCACCGTTACCATCGGGAACGGTCACCCTCTCGGATACGGTCTCCAGGGGCCTTGCCGCATCAATAAACCTCTTCTTTACCCAGCCATGCCCGACACCGCCGGGATTTGCCGTAGATCTTATATATACCCTCGTTCCCGGTCCGTTCGCACGATTACGGGAGTAAAGATAGCTGTACTCCTCATATGTAAAATGCGTAAGCTCGTCAAAGGCTATAAAATCGTAAGCCTTACCCTGATAATTGATCTTGTCCGACGCATGATGCATAGATCCGAATACGATCTTCGCCCCACTCGGAAAGCTCCAGACGTGCTTTGAATCATTGTACCTGCACCCGGGCACAACCCTCGGATATAAATTCTGACTCTTCTCAATAAGCTCCGATAACTGCGGATA